TGTTGAAGCAACCCAATGGTTTAAAAATGGCGATCACCCGGATGATCCACAGTCTCGCCAATATTAACACGATTTATTGGTCGCGGTCGGGGTAAAATGAAATCAATAATCGACTTTTTCTTGATCTTATTTCTGATGGTTGTTTCGGTTTTACTGGGAGGATTGCGTGAAAGAAACAAGATATGAAGCGGGAACAAGACATTACAATGGGAAGTTCGTCGGCTGGGCTGTATGGAAAGTTCATGTGAATTGCACAAAGCCATGTTGCCCTAAGACTGTCGCAGAGTTCTACGGCAAGTATGCAAAATCGTATGCGGTAGAGCATAGAAATCTACTTAATAAAAATAAATGAAAATTCAAGACAAAATAAAGAATGACGGCGAGATGTGTGTCGCTTGCGGCCATGCTAGAAAGTTTCACTGGGCGATTTCTGATTATGGAAGTGGCCCTATGAAAAGAGACGAAAATTACGAAATGGAATGTCATTGGGGGTTGGATCTTGGACAATGTATACAAACAGAAGTATGCGGATGCCTCAAAAGAAAACAGGATTTTTGTGTTATCTCAGGTATCTAATGCTCCCTATGGATGAAATAAATAAATTAATTGGGAATACTGAAAACTTGAGACTTAGGGTAGCACTTAAGCAGGCATGGTTTTTTATTGAACATTTGAAACATCGCGGTAAGTGTCAAGCCGGTTGTTCAAAGTGTCTTAATTGTGAAGCGGATAAATTTCATAAAGAGTTTCCATGGGTAAAGAATTTGTAATGGGTAAGAAAGGGCCGAAATGTCCAGTATGCTGGGGCCGTGGCTGGACGTATCCGGAGAACGGAGATCCGGTAAAAGATCAGGAGATTTGTATGGAGTGTAGCGGCACAGGATTTCAGGATCGTGAATCGAATGACGGACTGAGGTTGGGGCGTGAATCCAAATGACAAAAACAGATTCTGTGATCATAAAAAGGAGGCGCTGGAATGAAACTATTCGCATTCATTGTTTATTTTTTCGCGACGGTAGGAGTCGTGGTTTTGTTGAATCTCGTTTGGTTTCTTATGAAAGACTATAACCACAACAATGAGTCCAATGAATAATGACCCTATTAGGGAATCTCGTATGGAGTTTGTTGGTTTCATCAAGATATTTTTACATTGCTGGTTCAGGAGAAATCATTTCAGTGTGTGTGATGATTTCAAAGGGAAAACAACCAGAATTTACTGTTGGCCTTGTGGGTATTTGGCGTGGGAGCGGAAATGAGAAAGCTCTACTCGATCAAGGGCGAGGACTGGGAGACCTGCTTTCCGAAGGATTACTTTGTTGAGAGACTTAAAGACGACGATTACCGCAACTCGTATCGCCTAGAAGAATGGAAACCGGAATTTGGAACGGAGCAATTTTGGTGCCAGGAACATGGGGAAGCGTTTGAATCAAGCAAGGGCGTCTGTGGATCGTTCGATTGTCCCCAGTACGAACCACGGAACGGTAAATCGGGCCGATGTCGGTGGCACTCGAATGTGTTTAATAAAACAGGCAAAACGATCGTGATTGAGAAATGAAAAGTAAATGCAAGCACAAAATGAGAGTCTGTAAAACCTGCACTAAAGACAAGGGAATGACTATTTACTGTTGCTATAAATGCGGTGAATGGAGGAGGAGAAAACCTAAATGATCCAAATATTTATATTTTTATTGGTCTTATTCATTGCCGGTTTTGTGTTGGGATGTTACGCGGATAAGATGACGAGAAAATGATCGAAATACTTGAAAGAGACATCCAAAAACAAATCATCGAGTATTTGAACATAAGAGGCCATTATGTCTGGCGTCAATCGGTTGGATCTTCTTCCGGCGAAAGCAACGGAAAGAAATGGTTCATGAAGTTTGGGAAGAAAGGACTTGCGGATATCACCGGTATACAAAAGGGAACTGGAAAAAGGATTGAGATAGAAGTTAAACGACCACACGGAAAAGTGACAAAAGAGCAAATGGATTTTATCGCAAGAATTCAAGAGTTGGGTGGTATCTCTTTTATAGCTTATTCTCTTGAGGATGTTATCTCAAGAAGTTTATAAGTGAAAGATCACAACGGTGAATCCAGATTGGATGAAGCGAGAAAATCTGATAATTTCTTCTTCCCAAAGAAGTGTAAGACCAAGGGATGTTACGGTATGACGCGAATGTCGCATGGGCTATGTAAACACTGTGTTTCTAAAAGAAATTTTAAAAAAAGACTTGTAATTTAAGTGTTTATGATGTAAGTAGCGGTTATGTTTTGTTTGGAACTCAACATCAGCCCTGCTTTCTCTGTTAAAGAGAGAGTGGGGCTTTATTTTTTAAATATTAAATCTTACGTATCTTATTTGAATGATTAAAAAGGGACAATTTGATTTACTTTATAAAGCGCTGGGGCTCGGTCTAAATGCTAAAGACTCTTGTATCTATGCTGACATCTCTGGTGATACGTATTACAAACGTATCAAGAAAAATCCCGCTTTTGCAAAGGCAGTTGAAAAAGCAACTCTCCAACCAAAAATGCGAGCCCTCGCAAACATTCAAAAAGCCGCCGCGGTTTCCTGGCAAGCGAGCGCTTGGCTTCTTGAGCGAAAGTTTTCAGATGAGTTCGCTTTGAAGAATAAAACAGAAATCACGGGAAAAGACGGAAGCCCACTGGTCATCGAACGGGTAAGTTATGCCAAGAGTTAGAGTGCCTTTCCACTACGAGCCGCGCCCTTATCAGTTGCCGATCTGGCAAGCGATAGCGGAAGGGTTTAAGCGTTTGGTCTGGGTGGCGCATCGCCGCAGTGGCAAAGACAAAACTTGCGTCAATGTGATTGTTGACAAGATGATCGAGAGAGTGGGCGTTTATTACTACGTTTTCCCGACGTTCGCCCAGGCTCGTCGCGTTGTTTGGGATGGGATTGACGGTGACGGGAAAAGATTCATGGAGCATTTCCCATCGGAACTCTTGGAAGGAAAACAAAACGACGCGGAAATGAAGTTGAGATTTAAAAACGGTTCTTTGTTCCAACTGGTTGGTTCCGACAACGTCGATGCGATCATGGGCACAAATCCGGTCGGTGTGGTCTTTTCTGAATATTCCCTCCAAGACCCGAAAGCATGGGGATTTATCCGGCCTATCCTGGCAGAGAATGGCGGTTGGGCTTTGTTCGTCGGAACACCACGCGGTGAAAACCATTTCTACGACATTTACGAGTTGGCCAAGAACAGCGCCGACTGGTACGTCCAGATGAACAAGGCTTCTGAAACCGGAGCAATTTCAGATGAGGTTTTGGAACAAGAAAAAAGAGAAATCATCAGACTTTACGGGAATGACGCGCTATATCAGCAAGAGTACGAATGCAATTTTACCGTGCCTATCGCTGGCGCCTACTACGCTGACAACATCATGCGAATGTACGCAAATGGGCGCGTTGGGAACGTTCCGCACGAACCACGTTTTACCGTCGATACATGGTGGGATTTGGGAATCAATGACCGGATGTCGATCTGGTTTACGCAGAGCATCGGCGCCGAATTGCGCGTGATTGATTTCATGGAAGATTCAGGCCAGGGGCTTCCGCATTACATCGGGAAAATGAAAGAAAAAGGGTACATCTATGGACAACACACCGCCCCCCACGACATTGAAGTCAGGGAGCTTACGAGTGGTAAAAGTCGAAGAGATACTGCGGATCAGCTCGGAATCAGATTTAACGTCGCTCCTAAGTTGCCTATCATCGACGGGATTGATGCCTGCCGGAATCTCTTCTCTTCCTGCTGGTTCGATGCAACAAAATGCAAAGAAGGATTGAACGCCTTGAAGAATTACCGGAAGCAATACGATGAAAAAAGAAAAACTTATTTGAATCAGCCATACCACGATTGGTCGTCAAACGCAGCGGATTCCTTCCGAACGTTGGCAGTCTCACTGGATTTTAAGCAACAGGGAATTCCGGCGCGGCAACCGGATAAATATGCGAGAGCGTTTAGCCCGCGCAGAAGTGAAGCGTTGGTGATTTAGATGCCAATGCGAGAAGGTAAATCCAAAAAAGCTATCTCAGCCAACATCTCCGAGCTGGTTGATTCTGGAAAGCCGAGAGATCAAGCGATAGCGATTGCCTTGGACAATGCGGGGATCTCAAAAGATTTTAGCGCGGAGAACACACGGAAAAGAATCGAGGATAAAAACAAGGGCGGGTATCTGAAAGACAAAGGTTCCCGTAACTGGCCGAACTTCAAATGAAAGACGGATTTTTAATCAAGAAAACTCAGGATCAAGCGAAAAATATATCGATCATATACAACCAGCTAAAATTCATAGATTCTCGGATGCAAGCATTTGAAAAACTGTTGGAAAATCGTTGGGATATTTTAAAAGCGATATGGAATCCTAAAGGATTTAAAAAGGATGTTGATGAATTGCAGATTTTCTTACTTCGCAAACACGATCAGAATGTCAAGGAAGCCATGCAGAAGGCTCAGGACGAGGCGAACAAGCCGAAGTTGACCATAGTTGGGTCGAATGGATTTAAAGGCGTAGGAATGGCCTTTCTGCTTGTTTTAACTTTGCTCACAGGTTGCATCAGTTCCAGGGAGTACAAAGACATGCGGGTAAAGATGTACAACGAAGGCTATGAAGCGGCAAACTTCGATTGTGTCAATCTTCAACTCAAGATCAAGAATTACATCCAAACTTTGAAGGACAGACTTCAGAAGTTTAATCAGATTGACTCAGAAGGGAATCTTCGCTAATGGAAGAAATGGTTGAGGTAATTTGTTTTTCTTTGACGCTTGCGATACTCGCAATTTTTGTCGGAGTTTTATTTATGGGATATGTTCGATGGAGAAAAAGTGGCCGCTAAAAAACTAACCGTAGAACGAGCGATGCTCGACTTCGAGGCTTCTTATAGAGCCAAGAAATCTCTTATTGAACGTCAAAAGAATGATTTCCTCTTTCGTTTGGGGAAGCAGTGGGACAACGATAAATTGCAAAAACTGAAAATGGCGAATGTGGTTCCGATCACCGACAACCGGATACAATCAAACATTTTTCTTATCACCGGTCTTGAGAGACAAAATAGGTCAGACTTTAAAGCTTTTCCCGAAGGTGAAGAGGATACGCTTAAAGCTGAAATAGCTACGAATCTTTTTAAGAATTCAATCAAGACTTCGGATTATCAATACAAAGCGTCTGAAGCTTTCGAGGATGGTGTGACCTGCGGTGAGTCACATTTGGAACTTTACCTCGACAATACTTATAACCTGTTGAATGCGAAGCCATGCTGGAAAAAGATTGACTCTAATTTTATATTTCCTGAGAAAGGGTTTAAGGAATATGACTACTCCGATGCTCGCTATGTGAATAAACTCTGCCTCGATCTTTCAAAAGATGATTTGATCGCTCTTTATCCGGATAAGAAAAACGTAATCAATAAGCTCACCGGCGGAAAAATTGATTTTAAATCTTTCATGTCGTCGAGTGATGAAGTCCATACCCAGCCGAAAGATTACGCAAAATCGAATGAAGGCCGCGGCAGTTCTGAAGATTTTGAAAAAGAAGATGTGCATCACGATTTGATTGAGCGCTATTACAAGAAATGGGTTGATACGACGTTCCTAGGTGATAAGAAAACAGGTGAGATAAAAGAAGCGGAGAGTCGTGAAAAAGCGGAAGCTTTTCTGGAAAGTTACAGGTCGCAAGTCCAGCAGGAGCAAATGCTAGCGGAACAGATGCATCAGCAACAGATGCAAGCGATGGTTCCGCATGTAGATCCAGCGACCGGGCAACCGATGATGGCAGGCGAGCCGGACATGAACCAGAATATTCCGGGAATTGAACAGCCGGAACAAGCTACCGGGATTCCCGGTCAAACAGTGGAACCTCAACAGCCACTAATCCAACCTCAAGATCCAGACCGTTTTATTCTCATCAAAAGATCAGTTCCAGAGATTTGGTGTTTTGCTTTTGTACCAGGGATGAAAGAACCTTTGGCCGATGAGCGAGCCTGGTTCTATCCGAAGTGGAAAGGCTACCCGATCATCCCTTACTTCGCACATATCTCCAATGCTCCACTGGAAGGAGAAGATCGTCATTTGCTTGTGCAAGGAATTGTCTATGGTGTTAAGGGCGCACAGCAGATGCACAACTCGAATGAAACGCTTTCGATGATGCATTTGAACTCAAGCGTTAATTCAGGATGGTTAAGCGAGGAGGATTCCTGGGTCGATCCGAACAAAGTAGCAACATTTGGGACAACCCCTGGTGCCAATCTTGAGTACAAGAAAGGCCGCCAGCCACCGCAGCGGATTTCACCCAACCCGCTATCTGTGGGTCATGAAACTCTTTCCGAGAGAAGCGCTGATTCAATCAAGTCCATTTTAGGAATCAATGCGGATTTGTTGGCGACGCAGGAAGGAAGCTCGCAGTCAGGCCGCGCTATCGCTTTGAGGCAGAAGCAGGGACTCTTGATGGTTCAAAAGCTTTTCGACAACCTTTCCAGAACAAAACAAATTTGCGGTAAGTTTCTTCTTTCTCAGTTGGGTGAACTCTACGACACAGAGACAGCGAAGAAAGTTTTGGGTGATGCTTTCTTGCAAAAGAATTTCCCGCCGCCCATGCAATTCGTAGAAGATCCGAATACTGGACAACCTGCAGTCGATCCAATGACCGGGCAGCCGCAACAGGAACCGCTTAAAGACGAAAAAGGCCAACCGATGGCTTACGACAAGGAACTGGCCGATTTGACGATTGCAGAGGTATTAAGCGGTGATCTTGGTCAGTATGACGTCTCAGTCGGTGAATCGGTTTCGTCAGATACGATGAGGCTGGCGAACGCCGCCGAGCTTAAAGAAATTGCAACTGCAATGCCTGGACTCATACCACCGGACGTTCTGATTGAAGAAAGCCAGTTGGATCAAACGACCAAACAACGAATTTTGAAGTCAATGCAGGCAGCACAAGCGCAAGCTCAAGCGGCGATGTCGCCGCCGAGAGCAGTTGCGGCGTAAAAGGAGATAAAATGAGTCAGCGATTCACCTACGTCAAGTATGACGAAGTTTCAACTGAAAAACAGGAGACGTTCAAGAAACTGTTTGAAGAAATAGAGAGGTTTGCCGAAGTGTCTTTGAAAGATTCACGCGAAAAATCTTTGTTCATGACAGCGATTGAAGAAGCGTATATGTGGACAGGGAAAGCAATTCGAAATGAACAAATTATGCGTGGTATGCCATCGAACCACGTCGCGGAACGAGGATAATATGGGGCGCCCGCGTGGTTCCCTGGGAAAAGCAAAACTCGCAGAGCTTAAAAAGTCTGAAAAATCAGTTCTTAAACCTGCGCCAATTCTTAAGCATCAATCGTCCGAAGTGAAAGACGTTGTGCTTCCCGTAGTTTTTCCGAACGCAGCAGGAATTACAAAAGAGGAGGTAGAAAATGCCAAAGAAAAAAAAGAAGAAAAAGAAGCAGTCAAGCCTGTATTGAAAAATGAGAATGTTCAATTCGTAAAGAAATGTTCCCATCACCCCAGTTGCCAATGCCAAGACAAATTGAGTGCAGGCCAGACTTTTTTTGAGGATGGGCCAAGCGGTACTCATATCATCGGTGACGATGTTCAGCAGAGGATTATGTGGCATGCTGGGAATGGTGGGAAAGGTGCTTGGATTTTGAGGAAACGATAATGGCTGACGAAACAAAAACAACGACGGTTGAAATAGCAACACCGGAAGCATCACCAGTTCAAAAAAAGGCTCCGACCCGTGAAGAATTAAAAGAAAGCGGATGGTCTGAAGCGGAGTTGAGTTCTGCTGAGAAGCATAACATGGTTTCAAAACCTGAAGATAAAAAAGAGGACAAGAAACCAGAACCCAAAGCAGAGGAGATTTCCAATGCCGAGGAGAAACCGAAAGAAGAAGTTGCTAAGGACGAGAAGAAAGATGAGAAACCGGAGAAGCGGATCAGCTCGCTCCCTGATTTTACAATCAATGACCCCGAAAAAGAAAAAGTGTTCTTGGATACGTTTGGCACGGGAACTCCTCAACGTGCGATGTATTTCCGCATGAAGCATGAAAGGCAATTAAGGCAAGCCACTGAATCTCGAAATCGTGAGCTGGAAGCAAGATTGATTGAATCGACAAAGCCGAAAGAAAAAGTCATCGAAAAAGATGAAGAGGGAAACGATCTCGATCCGGATGATAAACCGATGACTCTCAAAGCTTGGAAAGAGATGCAGAGGCAAGAGAATGAAGAAAGACAGAAGCAAGATCAAGAATTGAGGGCGCAAGGACAGGTGGTGAAGGAAGCGATCAAGACTCAAGAAGAATATGCTAGGTCATTGCAGCCTGATTTTGATAATACGGTAAAGCTTTCAACTGATTTGATTCAAAACTTGGATGATTTGGTTCCTGATATTAAAACTCAGAAACGAATCATAAAAAGATTTCAAGAGTTACAAGTGGCGGCTGCAAATGCCGACAAACTTGGTCTTGATGATGAAAATGCGGCTGACATTGCCTACGAATTGGGAAAGTTTCATCCCAACTATGGCAAATCCACCAACGGGCAACAGCCCGGCGATAACGGGAATCCTAAAAACCCCGACACAAAGGCCAACGGGAGCCATACACCCGAACAGATGAAAAGAATCGCAGACAATACCCAACGCAGAATGTCTAGCGCATCTATTCCGGGTGGTGGTGGAAAAAGAACGATATCCGTCGAGGATGTCGGACTCAAAGAACTTAACGACATGAATTCTGATGAGAGGTTTAAGTTCAAAACAAACCATCCTGATAGGTACTCTAAATTAATGCGGGGTTAATTTAGGAGGCCTTATGTGGCCAATTCAATAAGCATTGATGCCCTCAGGCAAGAGCTTTGGGCCAAAGAGCTATTAGAAGATGTAATTAAAGACGTACAAAACGTTATGAAGTTCATGGGAACGGACGACAATAACGTTGTAAAAGTTAACAAAGACTTACAGAGTCAAGCCGGAGACACCGAGACATTCGGTTTGATTGCTCGGCTGTCTGGTTCTGGTGTTACAGGTGACGACGAATTAGAAGGCAATGAAGAATCCATGCTTTCTTATTCGCAATCGGTTGCCATCGATCAGATTCGTAATGCGGTACGGTTGCGTGGTAAATTAGACGCGCAGAAAACCGTTTACGACCAGATCAAATCATCCCGCGAAGTTCTTCGCATCTGGATGAAAGAGTTCATTGCCCGCCAGATCTTCTTGAAATTGGCCGGTGTAACGAATACAGCTCTGCTTGACACCAACGGAGTCGCATCGAGCGTTCGTGCTACATGGTCGAACACTCCCGCCTTCATTGCCGATGCCGATACTGCCGCTGGTGTTGGAAATCGTTACATTTGCGCCGAAACAACTGGCGCGGCGAATCTTGCGACCGCAGACATTCTCACGCTTGATCTCGTTACCAATGCAGCAACAAAAGCGAAGTTAGCCAACCCCAAGATCCAACCTTTGACCGGAGATGGAGAGGATTTCTACGTTATGTACGTTCATCCTCTTTCCGCTCGTGATCTAAGAAAATCTTCCGATTGGAAAACGGCTCAGGAAAACGGGAAAGCTCGTTCCGATAGTAACCCCGTATTTCGTGGCGCTCTTGGTTATTGGTCGAATGTCCTATTGCTCGAAAATGAGTTTGTTCCGTGGTTGGATATCAGCACCGCAGCTGGCAACAGCTTTCGTGGTGCGGCTACTGGTACGGACTATGGAGCTGATTGCGCCGCGAATATTCTTTGCGGAAGGCAGGCGGTTCTTTTGGCCCAGGCTTCCAATATGGACGCTTTGGTCGTAGAGCAATTCGATTACAAAAACAAAGATGGCGTGGCTTGCAACTGGATGGGTGGAATCCAAAAAACTCTCTTCAATTCTGTTGAGTTTGGAACGATCCAGGTTGATGCGGCTGCTACAACCTAAGGAGAAATAATATGGGTGCAATTACAGGAACTCTTGCCGGAAAGACAGAATTCTCCGGAGACTATAAGGTATTGAAACTAACCGTCGTTCCAGCTGCTGCGTCTGACACAGTGACGCTGACGCTTGCGACGCATGGTATCAGCGAAATCTTGGGAGTGTTGCCGCATATAACAGCGGGGCAGGATGCCGCGCTTGCTGGTATTTTCGCAACGTTCACGGGATTGGTTATCACGCTCACAACGACTGCTGCCGCCGGCACCGCCGCCACAGATTGGACGGGCGCTACTGCTGATGTTTATGTCATTGGACGTTCTGGTACTTAATTAAAAAGTTTAGGTTATCGGTAACTGTTCTTTTGAACTTCTTGGAACCGACGCGGGGGTGTAAAGCCTCCACCAATTTTAAAGTTATTCCCTAGGAGGGACATGAAATGAAGAACATCTTGAAAGGAACATTGCTTACTTTGTTTCTGGCCTTGCCAGGAATTTTGTTTGCGGCAAGTGTAAAAGAAGGGAATGTGGTTACGAAAACCGCACAGGGGATTGACTTCACGCAAGCGATTGATGTTTCTGATGTGGACGCATTGTCAATGCAAGCTGTCTACTCGGATGGAACGCCCGGATCTCATGTCATAAACAGCGGAGCCTTGGCGACAGGGAATATAACGGTTTCAAACTTTGCTTCTCTCGTTGAGAAAAAAGCGCAAGTTCTGATAACGGTTTCCAGCCAAGGAACAACGGGAATACTGACCGGTGCTGTAATCACTATAAACGGAGCGCCTTTTAGGGAAGGGATAGAGTGGGCAATCGGCGCGTCATCGGTTGCTACCGGTAAAAACATATCCGATGCGATAAATGTTCACACTGGATTGAAATCAACCCACACGCTTTCAGGAACGGCGGTTGTGACAGCCTCAGCTTCTGCGGTGGGTTCTTTTTACAACTCGTACACGGTCGTTTCTTCCACTGCGGCTTTGACTGTTTCTGCGGCCACTCTTTTGGGAGGACAGGACAATGCCGTAATCCAATTCCCCAGTCTGGGTGTGATAATGACGCAGGGAACTGATTTTTTCGCACAGACATCAAATGCTGTGACTGCGTTAAATATTTCGACCTCGATAAACAGTCATGCCACGCTGGGGTCTTTAATCATATCTTCGCGTCCCGCATTGGCTTCGATTTTATATGCAAGCGCGACAGCGAACGGAAATAATAATTATCCGATATCTGTTTCAACACCGACATCTTTGACGGTGAGTGGATTTGGATTGTCTGGTGGAATTGATGCTGAAATAAGCAGCTCCACGGATCGCATCTCGCATACGAATCATTTTCTTACAACCGGACTTGCCGTATTGTTTTCAACGGCGGCTGGTTCTACCGCGCCAGGCGGATTGACGCACAAGACGACCTATTATGCGATTTACATTGATACAAACACCTACCAGTTAGCATCTTCAACCACAAACGCCGCCGCTGGCACGGCGATAGACATCACTTCCGTTCCAGTTACGTTCTCGACATACACCATTCAAGCCGCGACATTGACCGTTGCGGGCGGAAACGGTTTCTATTGGGCCGTGTCGAATGACGGGACAAACTTCACGAATATAACAGGCGTTACCATAGCGGGTGTCTCAGTTGCGTCGGTGACTTACTCTGCCGCCGGCAACACCGTTTGGGACTTTCAGCGGTTTGGGTACAAATATCTGCAAGCTGTTTTCAAAGCGCCAACGCGAGGAGGAATTGCTTTAACCGTTAAACAGTACGGGAAAAAAGATTGAAAAAGGCTTTAACTTTTATAGCCCTTCTGGCAATTTCGCAGGTTGCCAGAAGTGAAATAACTTCAATAATCACTTTCCCAGGCGGAAGCAGTGGAGAGGCACAATTCAATTCCAACGATATTTTTGAAGGCAGTTCTTATGTTGTTTTCAGTACAACTTCCGAAAAGCTTCTTATCTTAACCCCGCCCGTCGGATCAACGACAACTCTCAACACTTATTGCTCATCTGCTACACATATTGGACGACTTCTCATCTCTTCATCGTCAACATCCGGTCAATGGGTTTATGTTTGTGAATCGTCAGGGAATTGGATTCAACAAGGTGGTAGCGGTGGCGCAGGAACCCCTGGCGGATCAGATACGCAACTCCAATACAACAACGCCGGTTCTTTTGGTGGGATAGCTACCGCCACATTCGGCGTAACCAACAACACGCTCACCATAGGCGCGACGACGACATTTACGAGTGTTACCACAACGACCTGGCAAAATGTGACGGCCATCGTTATCGGTGACGGCGCTTTGATGGATTTCTCGAACAACAGATCATCTTCAACCACAAGCGGATTGAGGGTTCCACAAACGACGGATTGCTCTAGTACGACCGTCGAAGGTCAGATGTGCTGGGACACGGATAACGACCTTCTTTATGTCGCAGGATCAGCGCCAACAATCCAATTTCCAAATAGGGGAACCCTGACGGTGGGAACAACTCTTTATCCCGCATTCCTTTATGTCGGATCGAGCGCAACCATTCCAAGTTTGGCTGCTACCTCAATAAGGTTTCCAGATGGCACTGTTCAAGTTTCAAGTCCGGCAGCAGGCGTGGCAGGTGCCGCTGGATCCACGATTTACAACGCCACTTCAACGGCGGGATTCCCGTTTGGGTTCTCGGCGAGTACGGGAAACTTCACATCCAGTGTCACAATCACAACACCAG